TACCGTAGTATGAATATGACCCGTATCAGTATCTTCGATACGGTTTTTTTGTATGCTTATTTCTTCGATTAAGAAATTCATATACTCTATTTTTTTAGCTGCTTTCTGTTTGTTCATCATCTTCCTCTTCTACTGGAGGTTCTTCTTCAAAAAATTCTTTGAATAAAGAACTTCTCCCTAAAATTTTAAAGAATTGTTCTTCGCCCAAGATATCTATATTTTTTGCTATCTCAGTTTCTAAACTTTCTTGATCAATCTTTAAAGCATCATCAGATGGAGCGCCCCTGATACGAGATAAAAGTTCTAAAGCTTTAATGGCACTGTTAGTATGTCCATTAGCTTTGGCATAGGTATACTGACTTTCTATTTCCTCAATAACATTTATATTAGTTTCTAATTCGTTAGCAAGATCTTCAATACGTTCAAGAATTTCATTGTTTTGTAGTAATCTATAACCTTGATTAGCTGCTGACTTATCTGAGTATCCCGCAGCCTTAGCAGCTTCGGTTGCATTACGATGTAAGACGTAAGCTTGTGAGAAGTTTTCTTGTTTTTCATTTAACATTATATAATCTCTACTTCATGTTGTTACGAGCAACGCCCTTCCACTTCTCTGCGGTACGCATACCTCCCAAACCCAGCAGAGAAAGAAGAAGGGTCATAAGAGCTTGAGTATCCAAGGATGGTAAACCGATAACAGGATACCAGATAGCAAGTCCCCAACTAAAGATAGGGGCAAAGATAAACTGCCAACCCAAAGCAAAACAACATACCCACATGATGGCGGGCCTAGCTCCACTGACAAAGATAGAAGGATGCTTTGCCTGTTCTATATTAGCCTGTGCCTGTGCCAGATCAAGAGCTATTAGTTGTGTGCTTAGTTCTGCCTCAAGCTTAGCCTTCAGATCTTTGTCGCCAACAAACTTATCAAGTACTTTACCGGCTACACCAATCACTGTTTCTGCAATACCTAACATTACTTTTCCTCCTGTTTAAGACTTGTTATTCGGGGATAGCTATCAATACGATAGCCCTCAGTCAAGAACTGTCTGTCGCCATTCTCATCTTCACCAACAGTGTCTGCAAAGAGATATATCTTTAGATGTTTAAATTCCCTGCTCTTTTCAGCAAGAAACTGCAACCATTCGTCAGGGCTGAATACGGATATATGTGCATTCCTCCCATCTTTCAGGGTCTTCAGTGCTTCAAAGCAGGCTACATTAAGAAAGACAATCTTTTTTGCATATGAGAATATTTCACTTACTACCCAGTCAAGATCGTCTTCAGTAATGTGTTCAAGGACATCAGTGCAAATAACAGCATCCTTTTTATGGGCAGGTAGTTTAGAGTGCTCTTCATGTGCCGGATCAAATAGTTCATAACTATCCAGATTCCAATACTTATGAAGGGGAGCATCAATCTCGGTGGTTAATACACTATAATCATCTGAATAAAGAATACCCTTACCACACCCGTAATCCAGTATAGACTTGCAGTTATTGTTTTCCAGATATGCTTTAATTATATCAACAAACTTAAGCAAGCTTCTCCCATTGAACATCCCATCAGATATTTTATGCATGTCTTTGTACATGTCAAGTAGTGCAACATACTCAGAAGAAGAGTTTAGTCTGCTTAGGGTTACCTCTCTTTGTATATCAGACATCGTAGTATCCTGTAAATTTAATACTTTTATCCTGTTTCTCTTTTATTTTCCAGAGATCAGCAATCATTGTATTCTCTCCATGAAAAGAAATAACACCCTCCATACCCGGATCATTAAATACTTTCTCACAATCCTGTGCCATTGCCAGTAGCTCACCGGTTGTCCAGTATGTCTTGTCTTTCACATTCACCTGAATATACTTAGGCCGTGGAGTTTCCCCGCCCTCAAGATCACCGGTGGTCTCTGTCATTTCTTTCTTGGTAGGCTTCTTACGACAACAGTCAAAGCCAAACAGATGTAAATCTCTGAAGCCCATTGTATGCAGTAAACCAATGCTACGCATTGCAGCACATGTACCACCAGTAATCAGGGTAGCTCCTTTTGGAATACCAAGTTCTTCATTAAGTTTAACTTGTTGGTTCTGGATTTGATGTCCCTGATCTTCTTCCTGTCTCAGAGAATCAGTGAAGGCATGCCACCCCCATAGACGTACATCCTTATCTTTAAAGAAGTTTGTTACGGAGGGATCTGTCATAGATGCCAGAAAGAAATTAGTATCCTTGTCCAGAGTGGCAAACAAATCTTTACGTATAATGTTATGCGTACTCTTGCCGGTGATAGGTCTTGGATCAAGAACAACACAACCCCATGGCTTAATACCATTCTTCAGCAGACCCGGATAAGCATGTTTGACAGTAAGAACTTTACATCCCGGATGCTCACGTATGAACTTTTTCAGTTTCTTATAGTCAAGATAGGGTCCGGCAGAAACAATAACCCCGACCTCTCTATGAGAGGGATGCTTCTTTACCCACTTATCTTTATCAATAGTTTCCATATTTGATTTAATATTATTAGCAATATAATCTTTGGGTACACAATCTCTGGGGTGTACAATAATAGCTACTCGTTTCAGATCTTCAGGTACTTCTGCCAGATCCTTATCATGAAGGAACACAGCAAGATGCGTATGTCCGGCAGGAACAACCCTGTCGCTGGATGGCAGAACGTGTTTTCTGGTTGAAGTTTTTTCATCAAACTCTGTCCATCCGTCTTCAGTAGTTTTCTCAGCATTTACTTTTTTAGTTTTAACTGAGTCAAAGACTTTCTTAACGCCCTGATATATTTCATCTGGAATTACAACAGCATCAGGGTCTTCCTCATTTTCTTCTTCGGTAAAGAAGTGATCCATAACAACAACAGGAACATTCTTCAGGCTCTCATACTCATGTTTAACAGTCTGCTCACTATTGCCACTACCTATAAAAGCAAAATCAATAGGGGCCTTTTCATGCGTGCCTGTGCTTACCCTGTTAACACTCTTCCCATCCTGTTCCATGATACCTAACTTCAACGTATCACGAACATTACCTTTGTATAACTCATATGAAAAGTTTTTATCTTTCTCCTTCTTCATATGTTCCTTAAAGTCATCAAACCTTTGACGCACAGCAGCAATAGTATTATGTGCCTTAACATTAAACTCCTCTTTGTCTGTGGCTGATGTGGCATCCTCAAATAAATCATAACCAATATAGTGAACTGAGTCCTTCTTTTCAAAGGCAGCCAGACACATCTCAACTGCTCTGCCGCCATTCCATGTACCAGTCTCAAGGATTGTCTTTGGTTCATAGAACCTGATTAAATCAGCAAGCTGCTTATATCGGGTAGGTAGGATATCCGGGGATGTAATCGTATCAGACAAAGCCACAATCCTGTTCCCCGAGCCATCTCTAGTATTCAGAGAGTCCTTATCTTTCAGGTTTGCAAACAAGTCTTTGAAAGAATCAGAGGAATGTATCTTGATCCCATGAGCGCCATAGATAGTAAGCAGTCGGCTAAGAATAAAAGTAGAACCCCACTCACGATAGTTCATATACTCCCCAGAGACATATGCTCCACGAAGATCACCAAGTAAATCAACCGGTGTCTGTTTCGAAAGATTAAAACCTGCAAAATAATCCCCATCTTCCAAGCAGACAAAATCTGTTTGGCGCTCATCCTTGGGGAAGTAACTCTTCAGAGTATTTTCCCTGATGTCTTTGACAGGGATAGTCAGCGGATCAAGCCATATAAGCCAAGACCCTTGGTTGTCAAAAGCACACTCACTCATGGCAAATACTTGTGGTGCTTCAGATATCCCGTCCAGAGTTTCAGCATAGACTATGGTCCCACCCTCGGTTCCATTATGCGTCTTGTTGTTCTTGATAAAATCAGTATACTCTTCAATGTTTTCCAAGTTATGGTATTTAATATTCTTAGCTTTGGGCAGCGAATAGTTTTTAATATCTAAATCATAATAGTAACAGTGAAACTCAATAGTAGGTTGCCAGTTATTCTTAAAGCTTTCCAGAAGTTTGGAAGCATTCTGTTGCAGAATACTCTCATTAAAAGCTGTTACAATTTTATAGTTCATAGGGTTTGACCATCCCATGTCCGGCAAGATAAGTGTAGTCTCCATTCCACTCAGAGGCATACATACCATCCTGTGCACGCTTACACGTCCAATCCTTAAACCATGGTCCTCCTGTGGTGAAGTGAACATTCTTGGCTTTTATATCAACATCAGAGTGACCATCCAGCCAATTCCATTCCTCATGGATGGTCCCAATATCACCCTCCTTATCCGGCAACCACTCAAACCCATGCAACCAAGAACCCGGTTTAGTATTTACATCTGAAACTGTCAGACGTTTGTTCAGTTCATGTGCACAATTGAAAAGCATAAAGCTTGACCAGTTCTTCCTGCGATAGTTCTCCTGTTTCTGACCGTCCATCTTTACCCCATCACCCGGCGCATACTTGTGCTTTACACAATAGAGAGGATAGTAATCTATTTTATATTCTTCAAAGAGTTCGTTAATATCTGTGCGAAGATACATGTCACAGTCCATATACAATGCCCATCCCTCGTACATGTTAAGGGCAGGCACAAGGAATCGTGTGAAACTAAACTCACTTGAGAATGGCTTGCCATCTATATTATCAATAGACTGTCCGGCTACCACAGTATGCTGCCGATTGTAGATGCCCATCTTCTCCACGATGTCACGTCTGATAGGGACAATGCGTACATTATCCACGGCTATTCTTTCAATGGTAAACTTAAGAACTTCATAAGCTATATCCTCTTTAGGATCATAGCCTATGTAAACGGTGTTAGGTGCTTTTCTCATCTCTTAATATATATCCTTTTAAAACGGGTCCATACACTATTATACTATATAACTATCTTTTTTGCAAGGACTTTTTGGTACACTCGGCAGGACTTGAACCTGCAACCTATAGATTAGAAATCTATTGTTCTATCCAGTTGAACTACGAGTGTTATATTCCACAGCTTCCACCATGACCTGTAATATCACAGATGTCATGTGTCTCTAGCCCTTCTTCAAATTCTTCACCAAGCTTCTCTACAGCCTCAGAATAAGACACACTGCTAAGTGGTTGTCCTCCTCTGCATCCGTCAGGATACACGGTGAAACCACGCAACCGGTGAGCGTAAGAAGCAAGAGTATCAGCAAACTCATCCACAGTATCTTCATTGTTTAATTTTGTCCCCCACTTCGGAAGGTTAATGGTTGAAGATATAGACATGTCTACATAATCCTGTACACCAGCCTGAAAAGCTATACGCCTCTTATAGTCTTCGGCAAGGTCAAGTGCTGATTCAATCTTCTCAGGATCAGTACCATAAAGATCAATGATCTCTTGTGCTGCACTATCTACAACATATTGGTAGTGCCAACGATTACCACCCTTCAGATACCTGCGCTTATAAGCAACAGCAAAGATAGGCTCTACACCTGTTGATGTACCAGCAAGAATACCTATGGACCCTGTTGGAGCAATAGCTCTATTAGCAACAGGACGACTACAGCCAAGAGTATCAGAAAACTTGGTGCTAGTGTTATCGCTAACTCCTTTATAAACTGCCAACCATTTTTGAAGTCCTTCTGTAACCTCATACTTTTCGCCTCCTTTTATAAGCCACTCATGCATTCCCATCAGTCCAAGGCCAAGTCTACGATTCTTTTCCCGTGTCTTATATACTTTATCATAAGGTAGCTTAGCACGCAATGTACCACATAGCAGGAACTTTGTAGCAAGCTCTACTACATCAGCAAACTCCGCTAAGTCATCAATCCTGCCCATATTAACAGAGCCAAGATTACAAACATCAGAATCATCTTCGGATGTAACCTCCGTACAAGCATTACGAAGTGTTTCCTTTTCCTTGTCAAAGAAATTGAACGAAAACCCCGGCTCTGCCGTAGATAATGCTTGTTTGACATTAGTTCTAAAAGTATCGCCAACATCTCCTGTCTTCCAGTAGTTAAGTAACCATTCGGTATCATAGTTTACACTCACATTGGTCATATCCAAGGGAGCAATAAAGTTAAAGTCTTGTTCTTTAACCTGTCCAATAGAAAACCCTGTTGTACCTACCGGCATATCATACCAGTTCTTTGAGGAAAGAAACTTATCTATATCAGGATGCTTCCAGTTAAGGCTGGCATAGATAGCAGACCTACGGCTACCACCCTGCATTACTCTGCGACCAATCTCATTGACCATCATCATCTTGGGAATAGGCCCAGAAGATAGACCTCCCGTACCATTCAGGATACGCCCCTCTTCACGGTAGACAGAGTAATCAATACCAATACCACCCCCTGTCATCAGGCAGGACTCAGACTTCCAAGAGATATCTGCCCAGTCTTCTCGTGTATCTTCCTCCGCCTTAAGCAGGTAACAATTATTAAAAAACTTATTAGGGCGGCCAGCATAATATAAATAACGTCCTCCCGGAATAAATTTTAGATCTGTGATAAGACACTTAAGGTGATTCTTTTCATCCTCTGTCATTAAATCTTGACAGACATCCTCAACAAGGACCGATGCCAAGGAATCCCATGTCTCGCAACCATGATGTGCGTACTTATGTTTAAATATATCTTCACTAAACTTCGAACGAAACATTGGATTTTCGTTAGATCTAAACTGTGACATTCTATTCCCCCTCTGGATAATCAAATTCTAAAATAAACTGTGCGTAATGTATTACTTTTTCTATATCTTCCCGACCTTGTGACTTTGTACGATGCCTTGTAATATATTTAACAATATTACCCTCAAGGTAGTCTAAGTTATTGGCCTTGATATATTCTACAGGCTGTATGCCACAGTGTTTATAATGTTTACCACCCACTTGTCTATCTAAAGCTTTCTGTTTAGTAACTTCTTTATTTTTTCTCATAACAAAATCATGCATATTCTCACTCACTAAAGAATTGAGTGATTCTTTTTTTAACATCTTTATCTTCTCCTGAATCCATAACTTCATAAGCAAAGTTTCTAATAAACGTAGGCTCTAGTCCAGCATTGTCACAGATTTCTTCAAAGTCTTTTGCAGTCACTCCTATCGTTGTAAAGAACCAAGAGTATGCAGAAGATCTCGCAATAGAAATACTTGTATCTGTTATGGAAGTATTAAGTTTTGTTAAATCCATTAATGCTTGAAAGATAATTGAAACATAAAGTTTTTTATATCTATTATCTTTTAGTGTGTCATCGCCCATGTTTTTCCTACTTTATAATCACAATCTAAATCACATTTCATATTAAGTATCCGTGTTGTTTCTTGGATAGCTTCTTTAGTTATGGCACAGAAACGAATGATATCTTTGTTACTAACTTCAAATTGATACTCATCGTGTATGGAGGCTACTAATTTAGAATCTATTCCAGAGTGTTGTACTTTTTTTGTAATACATATAAGCCATTGCTTACATACTACGGCACCTGCCCCTTGAATACAAGTATTTAAAACGGCATGTTGGGATCTTATTTTTAAATGACGCCCATCAAGTCCTTTTATCCAACCATTAGATGCTTCTTTTTGTTTCCTAGTACGTAAACCTTTTAGTGCAGGCAATCTATCTAAGAATCTATCAATTAGTTCTGTACCTTCTTCTGCCCCAGCATCTACAATACTACCAATTTTAGCAGGACCAGCCCCATATAAAAATGCAAAGATAAATGTTTTTGCTTGATCTCTATTTTCCAATCCTGCAAGTTTCATATTTGCTAAGTGAATATCACCAGTTAATATTTCTTGTATATAGTTTTTATCCTTCATCATATGTGCCAGACAGCGTAGTTCTAAGCTTGATGCATCTGTACCTACTAAAGAATGTGTTTCAGGATTACTAACAGTCCACAGATCTCTACATTCTTTTCCATAAGGACTATAGATAGCAGGTACTTGTGCCATGTTAGGACTATGGTGTGCCATTCTGCCCGTAATAGTTTTTAATGTAAGTACTCTTCCTCTTACTCTATCATCTTCATTACATGCTTTTATCCATGACTTTAATAGACCTGTTCGTTTTTGCAGTAAGAAGAATCTACTAAACATCTTAGCTTCTGGTAGATCACAAGTAGCTAAAGTTTTTTCATTGACAATTATGTTTTCTTTTTCTGTGAACATCTTAGGTTCCCAACCTTTTTCTATAAGACGTTCAGCAATTTGTTTTCGACTAGCGATGTTAAAAGGAATATATTTAACTTTTGTTTTTAGTTTAAGTGGGATTGGTGGGAAGATATCCTGTGCGTCTTTTTCTAATTGCCTTTCTTCTTGTTCTAGTTTCGATAGTAATATAGTTGCCTCACGTATCTTAAAAGCAAACCCATTATTTTGTTGTTGATTTAGTATAGCTCTTATATTATGTTCAAGTCTTACAGATTTATTTGAGAAATTTTTCCCTTCTTTTTCCAAGTGATGAGCAAGCTTCCAAGTAAGTTCCGCATCACGGATACAATACTCCAACATTTCTTCACTGTAGTATTTGAATTCATTAAAGTCTCCTTTGGTATAACCTAAACGTTTTCCCCATGATTCTAGGGAATGTCCACCCTCTCTTACAGGGTTGAAAAGTTGTGACTCCAGTAAAGTATCTCTAACCTGAGCAACCTTAATACAACAACCTAATATTTTATTAAGAAACGGCGCATCGAATGATACGCCATTATGCATTATGAATTGATCTACTTTCTTAGACCACTCCACAAAATCTTTACATTCTTCAAGTACCCATGTTTTAATTTCTCCAGTATCATAATCTTTTGAAACAATACAATGAATTGTTGTTGCATTGAGTGAGTCTGTTTCAATATCTATAATAGCTTTCATTACATGTCTACTAAATCGGCATCCTTAGTATTTATATGATAAAACTTTTCACCCTTACTGACATTTCGATTAGATACTTCTTTAACCTTACCTTTAGATACGACATCTCCGGGTATAAACCATGCCTGTTTACAGTCATTTCTAAAAATTACAAATGTTAGATCATCATATATAAATTGATTTACCCACCTATCTATTAACTTATGTTTACGATAGGGGATACGTATTTCTTCCCAGTCTTCAGGCCATTCACCCTTCCATGAATATTTTATCTCAACCTCAAAAAAGTACTTGATAGGTTCATCATCTGTATCTTGCACACGATTACACACAATATCAAAGGACATTGTTTCTTTATCATTTATATTTATATAATCTTTTTTACGAAGCCATTCTATTATAGCATCTTTAGCAGCAGTATCTGCTTGATTATACAAAGCTCTATCAAAGCGTTTGGTCGTATTCATCTTCATCCTCTTCGTTTATAGAGTCAACTTCTGTCATTCTACCAGTTTCATTATCGTAATGCAAGTAAGTAGCTACCCCAGTATCTCCTGTATATCTATTCTTTAATATTCTTATTGTAGTAGTGTTAGCTTCAAATTCATTATCTGCTTGCTGATTTCTTTCAAGTGCTATGACACTATCACTAAGATGTGCAATGCTTGCTGAACCACGGAGATGGGACAAGGAAACTTCTCTACCATCTTCATGACCTCTATCACCTGACGGTCTCCTTAGATGGCTTACAAGCAACAAAGATATCCCTGTCTCCTCAACAAGAGAACGAAGCTTAGTCATCAGGATATCAATTGATTTTCTTTCATCTACATTATCTTCTTGGCCTGACACAAGGATACTAAGGTGATCTAGAAATATCCATTTAGCATCTAAAGCCTTTGCCATAAAACGTATACGATCTAATATCTCATCGTTACTTATACTTCCAAAATGATCAAAGGCAAAAAATCTTTTAGTACCTATAGTCTTTTTCTGCCAATCTTTTAATTGTTCTTTATCAAATTGATCTCTGACTTCCTTAATATAGAGACGAGCGTTAGCCTCAACAGACATTATATTAAATATTGTATTGCGAACACTCTCTTCAAGAGCTAACACACCTATATTATCTTCTGTATTATTAAGAATATGGTGCATAAGTTCTCTCATGATACTCGACTTACCCATACCAGCGCCTGATGTAAAGCAAACTAACTCACCAGTACGCATACCATATGTTTTCTTATTCAAACCTTCCCATGGATAGGGACAACTATAGCAAAAGTTTTCTTCGTATAAAGAATCTCCTAAAGAATCAAGATTAATAATACCAGCGGGAGTATAAGATTCTGCTGCCCACCATGTTTTAGTAAACCTTTCTCTTTGATTTATCATAATGTATTCATTAGGATCTTTAAGATCTAAAGAAACAATTCGACATTTGTTTGGTTCAAATAGTTGAGCTACTTGTATAGCTGCTTCTTTACCTTGTGCATCATTATCAAAACAAACAACTATCTTTTCAAAGCTATCAAGAAAATCAAATGCTTGTTTACAATTATTAACTGCCGACTTACATCCATTTTTAATTGAAACAACAGGCCATTTTGAACCTAGCATTTCATAAGCACTCATTGCATCTAACTCTCCCTCACAAAGAGTTACATACTTACCTCCCTTAGAAAAGGAATCCTGACCAAACAAAACAGCTTTAGATATATCCCCTTCTATCCAAAACTCTTTATCCTTTACTGTTCTAACTTTGCTAGCAACATGATCACCATTACTATCCATATATTTATATATGTGATGGCTTTGTTCTGTATCAGAATTCTTAGATGCTACAAATGTATTGTATACTTTTGTAGTCTTTAAAGTTATAGCTCTGCTTGGAATTGCATCGCTATAACCATCAGTTTTTAAAGGTGAACTTTGTGCTAAATACTTTACTTTATTTTCTTTAGGAATAGTTTGCATATTAATATCCAGTGTATTAGAGAAACGACTTTCACAACTAAAACAAAACGAATGACCATCTGAGTGTTGGACATTCGCTTTACTAGCTCCGCATTGAGGACACGGGCCTCTATTTAGCCAGCCTTCTTGCATTATAGCTTTCCTTTGCTAAGTTCAAACATATCATTGCAAATCTTTTTTCTGACTGCCTCTATCTCCTTTCCTATAAGTTCTAGAAATTCTATTTGATCGATCTTTTCCATAGTAAAAAATGTATCATCATACTCAACTACAGGGGACTGCCTTCCTTTTCTTTTAAAAACTGAGAGTATCTTTTTCATTTTAAAGAAACTTTTTTAATGCTATATGAAAACTCTGGATTAGCACCAAGATGATTCCATAAAATATAACGATATTTAAGAGCAGTTACAGCTTCCCTAGATGTTTGAAAAGATTCTAAAATAATTTCTTTTTGTTTTCGAGACAAAACTAAATTCCAAATATTTTTCATGTGGCAGCGCCCCCGCAAAGAGGGGGGGTGCTGACACTAATTATATTCTTCAATATCATTTTGGATGTTAGCAATAAAATCATTTTGATCAGACATTATTTCTTCTATTTCTTCTTTAGCAAAACGCTTAGCAGTTTTAACATCGTAACCTTCTTCTTGATAGCGAGATGTTAATTCTTTAAACAACTGCTTTCTTTCCTTTTCCCAAAGATTTTTATTGGTCATACCCCGAACTGCCTTCTTCAACATCACTCCAGAATTGAGAGACATCATCTGAATCCATAGGATCATAACCACACTCGATCATGAAGTCATGTAGTGCATGATACTCTTCTCTGTTTGTTTTAAATTTCTTTTTGTAAGCTTCAAAGTCTATTACATTAGTTTGCTTTAGGGATTCCCAAGATTTATCTATTGCCATTCCCGATGCCTTCTCTAAATCCTTTGTCAAAACTTCTATCCTTTTTTGAGATCTATAGAGTTGATTCTTTAAACTACCTACTTGTTTATTAAGTATTTGTTTTTCCTTATCAATTTCCTCCATATCAGCTGCTCCTTTTATCGGTCTTGTGAAACGACCACCAACATATTTATTATAGTACGCAAACTCATCAGTGTCGTCAACCATTTTCGTAAGAACGCCTAACTTTATTTGATAGTGAAGTTCATAATACTTCATCGTTCTTTTATTTTCATACTGATCTATAAGTTCGAATGAGAAATTCTTTTTACTTTCTTTTTTTATATCTTCTAATAAATCTTTAGAAGATCCCATATATTCTTTCCAGTTAGACGCAACCTTTTTACCATTGCGTTTCATTGTGTATTGCTTACAACCTATATAAGATTTATTTGTTTTTTTATTTGTTATCTTATAGACAAATCCAAAATATTTATCAGGATCTGGTATGTTTTTTTTAGTATGTTTCCAATGCATTTCTATTTATAAGTTTACTTCTTCAACATCAGGTTCTCTTCCTACCTGTGTAAGATATCTTTTATTCTGTGAATAGTTAAACACACGTAATCCTTTACCACCATTAGCGTCACTCCAACAGGACTGCTTATAGTCACAATAAACACAACCAACAGCAAGCTTATGGTTGCCAGACTTACCATCAGGTATATCGGAATAACACCTGTCAGGCATATCAGGAGACACCACCATTTTTTTAAGGTAATCCACACGATCTTTAGCATTGATCATCTCCAACGAATGTACGGGAGTTAAACATATCTCACCTGTTGATTTATCTATAGCTAAGAAGGCAGCTTTATCTAAGCCATTGGCTTCAGCATATGCTGATATTTGAGGGATGTATCCAAAGGGATCATCCTCTACTACTTTATTATATTTAAATTTCTCAAAGCCTCTTCCCGAGGCACTCTTACAATCGACTAGGACACCATCAATGATAGCATCTTGATGTCCTTTGACACCAGAAATATCTAATTCTTTTTGAGTACCTTCGACAGTATGTCCTGATACCTTTGTGAAAAACAAAAGAAGTTCTTCTAGTATGTGACCATATAAAAATTTAATTTTTGTGGAAGGTTGAAGAGGTTCAGATTTTTCTATTGAATTTACTTTATACCATAGCTGTCTGTTTGGTTTACCTATAGCTGACAACCTTAAGTTGTTATCTTTTTTTCTATCTTCAAACAAAGAAGAAACTAATTGTTTACCAACTTCAAGACAGAATGTATTAACATGTTCAGTTACTACATCTATGTCAGGTACAGTTTCATCATCAAAAAGATTATAGATATCTTCTACTAGTGTTGTTATATCTTTAGTCATATAGAATTGGGAGAGCTACGTAGTGTAGCCCTCCCCCTTTCAGTTAGGATGCAAAAGGAATATCATCATCCGATGTATAGCCAGATTCAAGAACTTCAAAATCTTCTGAATCATCTGACTCATAAGCAATTAGATTTACTACTTGAACTTTTTGTAAGTCAGCAGAACGCCCTGACTTTTGTTTATGAGTCCAATCATAGGGACGATAAAGAACATTAACATCCGAGCCATTTCCAATCAATGTATTAAACATTGGCTGACGTTGAGCATCAACTAGTTCAGGTGCTAGATTAGGACCGTTCTTACCATCTACTTTACGCTTGATGGTAACAAAGTTTCCACGATCATCACTTTTATTTTTAACAGGTACACCATCAGCTATAACTTTCTCATAGTTTTCTTCATCGAGAGTTACATCGATTGTCCAACAAGGTTCGAACGTAGTATTGGGAGCAGTGATAGATGCCCAATAAGCTTTACCAGATATAAGAGTCATTTTATTTCCTTCTGTTTAATGACTAAAGGTTTATAGCATATCCAAAAAATAGAGTCAACAAGATAATTCATTTATTTTTAGATAGCTTGAGCCATTAGGGGTTGGGTATTTTCAAGGGTCATTTCAAGATTCTTCCAAGCATTTGATTCAATCATCTTGACAACTCTATCCTCTCTATTTTTAATCTTTATTTTATTTTCAGGTATCTCAGAAATGTCAGAACCTTCGTAAAGTGTACCAGCATTTTTACCTGTCATTAAGGAAGGATGTGAAGACCAGTAAGTAGCAGCGTTGTATATATTATATAGAGTACCTCCAGTATTAGTACCATACTTTTGGTAAGCACCTCGACCAGTGATGTGTCTACTTTCTTCATCAAATATTTTCATTAGATTTGATAGCATAATTTTATTACCTTCATTTTCTCTTGATACATTATCAGTACGTTTAGCTACTGTATTTTTAAACAATTCTATAACTTGATCACGTTTAACAGGTGTCTCATACCACATTTTAATTTTATCCATACCTTCACCACTGATATACTGTGTAGCTCTACCAATTTTTCCAGCAAAACCTAGAACATCAAAGTTTTTAGTATGTCTTCCATATACATAGGCAAGTTTGTTACCTGCTACTAGAGTGTTCCAACATTTAGCACGCCATATACCCATCATACCATTGTTTGCCCATGTTCTATCATGAGATGTTCTAAAGACAAACTCTGGTACAACCATATCATTACCACCAGTCCCTAAGAATCCTGTCGAACCATTAAGAAATGTTTTCTGTCCATGAAATCTAGCTCTAAGTTCCAGCTTGGCTCCATTATCTATAACATTAATATCAAACTTAGTCTCATTTAAGTCAAGATTAATAGAACTATCTTGAGATGCAAGAGTCAAAGCATCTTCAAGCTTGTCAACAATATCCTTATATTGTATGACATTATAGTTTTCTGAGACTATGGAAAGAACTTTTCCAGTATCTTTTCTACGTAATCCAACACCTAAATTTGTAGGAACTTCAGGTATAACAAATTTTTCTACTTCGAATTCAATTTCATCGTGATTAAACATTTGCATTGTCTTACCTTTTATATTGTGATATGAGGGTCGTCCCTCAAGAGAGGGGACGAACCGAATTTAGTTTAGTTACTTGTAGTGCGTCAGGGTAATCTTCTCTTACCTCCTCTTCTGTATCATAATAATTAACTTCACGTTCTACTGTAGTATTACCATCACAAAAAAAACATATATGTGATACTGTCGTAACCATATCTCTATAGACTTTACCATCTTCACACTCATTACATTCTTGACTCACATTAAAAGTAGGCATCTTAATAACTTTCAATTTGTTCATTATCCATACGTGATGTTGCTTCTTTATCAGCATATATAACTGCTCTATCAGGACGCATACCATCGGCTATAAGTTCTTTACATATCTCCTCATGTAAATCCCAGAAGCGTTTTTCTCTCTCAAACATTGCTCTATAATCTATAATCATTAACCTTGTCCTCTTGTACGTTTCCAAGATAATCTTTTACTTTTATTCTTAGGCCGAGACCTTGAGCTTTGTCCTATTGAAGTTCTCTTTTTTATTCTATGTCTTGAGGGATCGTATGTACTACCAATTTTTTTAGCCATCACCCATATGCCTTCCTGTTTCATTTAATCTTTTGGCATGTTCCATATAGTTTAGATATGCCTGAGTAAATTCAGTTACAGATAACTTAATACCTTTCATTCCTTGTAGACTTTTAAATTCCTCAAGACTCATGATAGGCATGTACATTGATTTTGAATCATATTCCATTACAATCCAACCAATCATCATAATCATTTTGAAAGGATATCATTTCCTTTTTAATATAATTATTAACCTCACCTACATTTAAAGACGCACCTGATTGTTCTATCTTATACCTTACAATCTGTTGTACCAATGGCTCAGTACCATTTAAAGCATAATCAAGAATATCTTTTTTAGTTTTAAACTTAGGAATTGCCATAGTATTCTCCAAAGATGAAGGGAAAGTTCCCTCAAGAGGGGGGAACTTTTCCAAGTTATACCGTATTTAAATGAACAGAATATCCTGAAGTATCTATATACTTTTTATTTAACTTAGTACAAGGATCACAGAAATAAATATTCTTAGGTAATAGATATGTTCCCTGACACTTTAAACACTTACGTTCTCTGTATTTATTTTTTTCTCTTAGCATTTTTGCTTTTAAATTATATTGTTTTATCTGATCATTTAATTTATGAAATGATTTAGGTTCATAGTCTTCTGATATCTTTAATCCTTTTTGAAAGCTACCACCATTTCTATTAATGATACCTATAATTATATTTTTTGTCAAGGTTCTGGATGTTAAAGAATTTTCCATAAACATATGCATAATAAGAGGATCTTTAGATATGTCTCTAGCACTACATCCTTTATGCCAGAGTTCTAAAATCTCTGTAATAAGTTCTTTTGAATGTCGCATTGTTATATAGTCCCCTATCTTAATATAATTTATGACTGTTATTAATTTCTTTTATATGCTCTATAAAATCACTTGTCTTTCTAAGTTTATTAAACTCATTAGGATACTTAGCAACTTTTGATATGAAACCCATGAAATCAAAGGTCTCTGTCAGTAGATGTGCTAGTATAGCTTGTTGAAAGTGTTGATTTTTTATTGTAGATTTTTCTAGCATAGGATTCAAGGGTGTTTTACTAATCTTTCTTATTTTATATAGGGTATCATTAACATGGTTTAATATTGTAGTATCACACTTTAGATTACCTTCTTTAAATTCCTTAGAATACTTTCTTTTTCTTACCCAATCTTGATTAAAGATCGCTATTAATACACCCATAGTAATCTTATTTGTTTCATATACTGCGGAAAACTTTTGGTATTCAGGACTGTTACTTATTGTATAATGATTAAGGTAATCAAACAATTTCCAATTCTTTTGTGTTGTATTAATAGATATTAAATCTTGCATTGTATAAGAATTACTACCAATCATTTGTATATAAAAAGGATAGTTTAATTCTTTAGCTGCTTCATATCTTGTTTGTCCATCAATAATATAATAGTTACTATCTATTAACAATGGCACTAGACGTAGTGCATTATTTTCTATAATAGAATTCTTAAGTTCTTTTATACTATCGGGAAGAATATTTCTATTAGCTTCAATAGTTTTCAAAGCATAATATAATTTATTAGTAGGTTTAACTAACAAAATAGAGCTAACAACTTCTAGTTCGGATTCTAATTTAGTAGTAAACATTTGATTCTCCATTGAAAGATGATAAAGAAAGGCAACGCCCCTCAAGAGAGGGGGCGATGCCGATCAACGTAGTCAATAAGGAAAGTCATGTCTTGCTTATATCTAATCATAGTATCAAGAGCATGTTCAACATCCATATTAAAACGATTAATGAGCCAATTTAATTGTTCCCATTCTTGTAATAATATCATTTGTTCTTTAGTTAATTTCATACTTATTATTTACCTCAGTGTTGTATATAGAAAATATGAAAGCCTAACTGACCGATTATCTCAAAGGTATGGTGTCTAGCCCAGTAAGGATAAACGTAGGTAGCATGGTAATGTGTAGCATACATAGTACTGTCAACTAAGACGCCTTTTACAGCCATAGTTGCTACTTCTATAGCTATTTCTTTAGCATTTTTATTATACATTTTCTCTGACTTACCATCACACCAATAAGAGAATGCACACTTATTTCTTATAGGATTACCTTTATAATATCTTCCTGCTCTTACTACTTTACAAACTGTGTCAGGGAAAGCAGGTTGTTTTACTCTTTCTAAGATTACATTAGCTATTGCAAGCTGTGCTAACACTGACTCAGATCTTCCCTCAAAATAGATAGCCTCTACTAGACACTTTCTTTCTGTATACTCATTGTCATTCAATTCTTCTGAAGCATACGCAGGAGTTATTAATATTACTAAGCATATTAATATTAGAAACATAATTATTAGATATGATTGATGTCTCATTTAAAATTACTCCATTCTGTTATGGTTATGTACGCCACGTCCAGTAGTAGTCATTATCGAAGCATAGTCCTTCTTTATTGATCGTAGGTGTCTTAAATTGATTGTACTTGGCAAGAAACAAGGCTGCTGCTTCATAGTGGTTGTTCAAGGCATCCAGTTCGTAATCATAATGCTTTGTAATTCGCTCCGCCAAATTGAAGGGACAACCTGTAGCAGAACGGTTGGCTATAATGCGAGCACCCTTCGTGTTAGTCGGTCCAAAGAAGCGTGTGCGAATGGCAGCGTAGGCGGTTGGTGTTTCCATTTTATTTCTCTTCCTGATAAGGTATAATTTTACCAGCCCTATTAAGACAATCTACTAAAGTTTCATATCCATTGTTTAAAGTTTTAAGATAATCATATAAGTCATATGATCCTGAAGAAGATACATCTTTATCTAATGCTTCAAGTATTCTTAGTTTGTCCATAAAACATTTTAAAGCATACTCCATATCTGCAACTACTTCATGTTTAATGTAGTTACTATCCATTTTGGTTCTCCTTATCTAATTAAA